ATAGAAACGCTAGCTAGCACCGAGCGTAAGTTAGTAGTTAAGTTTTCACTGGTTAACGATAGTAACACTGATGACCTAGCTAAAACTGACTTCATCGACCCCGCTGACTACACCAGCCAAGAGGGTAAAGCGTGTAGTTATGTGTCCATAGACCGTATATGGGCAAACCTAGAGACAGGCGTACAGGTTAACCTATACTGGGATGCTACCAATGACTACTATGTGTGGGGCGCTAATGGGGTTGGCGCTAGTTCTGTTATGACCGCGTGTTCAGACTTTACTTTAGGTGGTTGGGGTGGGCTAGTACCCCCCGGAAAAGGCGCTAACTCTGTTACCGCTAACTCGGGCACTGGCGCAGGTTCGGGCGCAACCGATGGGACGCTACTAATAAATAGTGCTGGTATTTCCGCTAATGATGTATTTAGTGTAGTTGTAGAAGGCACTAAGCATTATGCGTAACTACTACAAAAAAGGCGGTAAGGTCAAAGGCTCTATGAAGGGCCACACCATAGGCGGCGGGCAGAAACGCCCTACCAAATCTGGTGCTGGCATGACCGCTAAAGGTGTAGCTAAGTATCGTAAAGATAATCCCGGTAGTAAGTTAAAGACAGCAGTAACTGAAGACAAACCAACTGGCAAGCGCGCATCACGTCGAAAGTCGTACTGTGCGCGTTCTGCCGGACAAATGAAACAGTTTCCGAAGGCAGCGAAAGACCCCAATTCAAGGCTTCGCCAAGCGCGCAAACGTTGGAAATGTTAGGAGATTAAGAAGATGAAAACTAAGAAAACTAAAAAATATATGGCTGGCGGAATGGCTATGCCCGGCGCTGGTGGTGCTCCCATGGGTGCTGCTGCTGCTATGGGCGGCGGTGCTCCTGCTATGCCTATGACGGAAGAGCAAAAGAAAAAGAAAATGATGGAAGAGATGATGAAGAAGCAGGCTATGGGCGGCGGTGCTCCTGCTGGCACTACTATGACCGCTAAAGCTGGCGGTAAAGTACCTAAAGCTAAGAAGAAAGGCGGCATGGCTGCACAAGGCAAGATGGATAGTGGCATAAAAAGAATGCGCCAAGAAAAAGAAACTAATAGAAAGCAAGACCTAGACATGGGTACTGACCCTAAAACGGGCAAACCTGTAGAGATGAAACCTTCTGACTACGACTTTATGAAACCAGCGGCTAAACGGCCCGCCATGAAGAAAGGCGGTAAGGTTAAGACGTACAAGTCTGGCGGTAAAGTTCGCGGTGCGGGCATTGCTAAGAAAGGCGTCCGTAAGTGTAAGATGCGCTAACCATGCGCCGCTACTATAAATCTGGCGGAAAAATATGCTCTAAGGGTAAGTCGTGGGCGAAACGTACCTTCGATACTTACCCTAGCGCATATGCTAATATGGCAGCCTCTAAATACTGCAAAGACCCTAATTACGCTAAAGGTTCTAAAGGTAAGAAATAATGGGCGATCTAAAGAAATGGGTTGACCAAGACTGGGTTCGTGTTGGCACTGATGGCAAAGTCAAAGGTAAGTGCGGCACATCAAAAGACAAGAAGAACCCAGACCGTTGCTTACCACGCAACAAAGCGAACTCGCTAACTAAAGGCCAACGTGCAGCCACCGCTAAGAAAAAGAAGCGGGAAGGCGCAAAAGGCAAAACGGTAGTTAAGAACACTAAACCCGCTACAGTAAAGTTTGGGGGTGGTGGCTTAGCTCGTAAACGACGACACAAATGCGGATGTGGAACTAAATAATGGCTACTTCAGGTACTGCTACATTCAATATGCCTTTCGCAGAGCTTGCTGAAGAGGCGTGGGAACGCGCTGGGCGCGAGCTACGAACAGGTTACGATCTACGTACCGCTAGACGTTCTATGAACCTACTCACCATTGAGTGGGCAAACAGGGGTATTAACCTGTGGACGATAGACGAAGGTACTATCCAACTTACTAAAGACGATGCTACGTACACCTTACCCGCTGACACAATAGACGTATGTGAAATGAACATACGCACAAACGCAGGCGATGCGTCATCACAATCTGACTTATCTTTAAACAGAATCAGTATACCTACGTACTCAGCTATACCAAACAAGTTATCCACAGGTAGACCATTACAAGCTGTAGTCCATAGGTTAGGCCAAGCAGGTATATACCAAGCTGGCGACCGCACCAATGGTAATGCCCCGTCCCCTACTATTATAGGTGCAAACGTATCTTTCCTTACTTTGTGGCCTGTACCGGACAGCAGTACCGCTTACCAAATATCGTTCTATCGTATGCGCCGCATACAAGACATGGGTTCAGAAGCAGGTAAGACCGACGCAGATATGCCGTTTAGGTTCTTCCCGTGCGCGGTAGCAGGATTAGCTTATTACATTGCTATGAAAGTTCCTGAGCTAGCCCCTAGAATACCGATGCTAAAACAAGAATACGAAGAACAGTTTAAGTTAGCTTCTGAAGAAGATAGGGAGAAAACTTCAGCGCGTTTTGTGCCTAGTATAGGTCGTTGCTAATGGCTAATAAATTTGCATCCGCTAAAAGAGCGATTGCTATATGTGATCGTTGTGGGTTTCAGTATAAACTAAAGAAACTCAAAGCTCTGGTTATCAAGAGTAAGAACACGCATTTAATGGTATGCCCTGAATGCTGGGAAAAAGATCACCCACAGAACAAGTTAGGGGAAGTTGTAGTAACTGACCCGCAAGCAATACGCAACCCGCGCCCAGACAACGCCGCTGTGGCAAGTAGAGTTACCCAGTACGGTTTTAGACCTGTAGGCGGCGGAAATAACATAGACATACCCAACACACTAGTGGGTAATACTAAGATAGGCACAGTGACGGTGACGACATAATGAGCATGACATACGCGGACTTGAAGACTAACATCGCTGACGTTACTGAGAATACGTTTTCAGACTTTCAGCTAAACTTGTTCATCACCCAAGCAGAGCAAGCTATATACACAGCTATTGATTTACCTGCTAGCACGTTTACAGACAGTGCTACTAATTTAACTATCGGTAGTGCTACATTCGCCGTCCCTAGCGGGTATTTAAGTAGTGTTAGCCTAGCTGTTAAGAGCGCCGCAGGTGTAGTTACGTACCTACTACAGAAAGACAATAGCTTTTTGTTAGAGGCATACCCTGACACAACCTCCACAGCCGTTCCTACGCACTACGCGCAGTATGGTGAAAGTACTTATGGTGGCCCAGCTAATACACTATTTCTTACCGTAGCTCCCACACCTGACGCAGAATACGCGACAATCCACACATACAAAGCCTATCCTGCGTCTATTACTTCGGGCGAGGAAACTGGCACTACGTGGCTATCAACTAACTTTGATAGTGTGTTGCTAAACGGTGCGCTAGTAGAAGCAGCTAGGTTTATGAAAGCTGAGCCGGACATAGTAGCCATGTACAATCAACAGTTTGTGACATCTCTAAAGCTGTTAGGATCACTAGGGGCTAGAACATTTAAAGATGCGTATCGTACGCCCACTGGAGCAGCACCGGTAGGAGCAGCATAAGATGGCTATTACACAAACAATGACCACATCAGCTAAGTTAGCCCTCCTTAAAGGGGACTTGGACTTTGACTCAGTTAGTTTAAAATTAGCTTTGTATACTAGCGCCGCTGATTTAGGTGCCGCCACTACAGCGTACACCGCTACAGGCGAAGCCTCTGGTACAGGGTACGACGCTACAGGTAAAGCAGTAACTAAAGGCACGCCCACTTCAAGTGGCACCACAGCTTACGTAGACTTAACAGACGTAGAGTGGGCGAGTTCTTCTATAACGGCTCGTGGAGCGTTATTGTACGTGGACGGCGGTATAGCTATAGCTGTGCTAAACTTCGGCTCAGACAAAACATCATCTAACAGCACGTTTACGGTTACTTTCCCTGCCGCGAGCGCGACTACAGCAATAATTAGGATTGAATAATGGCTACGTACACAGATAGTTTAGGGCTTGTAAAACCGGCAGCGGGCGAAGGTGCGGGTACTTGGGGTACCACTATAAACTCGTCCCTCACTGATATGTTAGAAGAAGCTATATCTGGTTATGTAAGCATAGCTATAACTGGAGATACTACTCTAACTACTAACGTTACGGGTGTAACTTGCCAAGCAAGACACGCGATAATCAAACTAACAGGCAGTTTAAGTAGTAACGCCAATATAATTGTGCCTGACTTAGCCAAGATATGGGTGATTAATAACGCCACTACTGGTGGTCAGACTGTAACTGTAAAAACCGCAAATGATGCGGGTGTAGTTATATCTAATGGTAAAACCGGCATTATATATTGTGACGGCGCAGATGTTTTAGAAGCAGGTACTAGCACCGCAGGTAACGCCACAATGGGTGGCACACTAGGTGTTACTGGCGCGGTTACTATGGCTAGTACATTAGGTGTAACGGGCAATGTAGCTGTAAACACAGACAAGTTTACTGTCACAGCCGCCACGGGCAACACAGTTGTAGCGGGCACGTTAGCTGTTACAGGTGTTACAACGGCTACTGGCGGGCTTACAGGGTCACCTACAGTAAGCGTATCTGCTAGCGGCAACAAAGATGCCACGGCAATGACAGCACTTGTCGGACAAAGAATTATATCTACAGCTAGTGGAGACACTACGTACACCCTACCTGATGCAGCCACAGCAGATGTCCCTGTTGGCTCTACTTGGGTTATTGTTAATGCTCATGCAACGGCTGATATTACTATCGAATCTGGTGGCACTGACGATGTTATAGCCCTGTGTTCAGGTGCAGCATACACTCAGGGTGACGCGAGCACTGACAGAACCATTGTGCAGGGCGGCGTAGCCGAGATCGTATGCGTAGCAGATAACTTATATGTTATCTTTGGTGGGGGCGTTAGTTAATGTCTTCTGGCGCTATAATGATGGTAGGCGGCGCAGGGGGTGGGGCTAATGTCTCCGTTATGACTGTGGGTGTCACCAATGCAAAACAGGGTTATTACTACGGGTTTGCTAGATCGCCATTCTCGGTGTTATCTGATGAATCGCTCGAAAAGGCTCAGTTCTTAGGTAGCCTATCTCCTAACCACGTGACAGTTGATGGCACTAACTACACTATACACACCCTCCGCACACAGAACACTGGCTCTACATTTATATTCGCCGTGGCCGACCCAGACGAAAATCTATCAGCCACATCAATAACGTCTGTAGCAACACCTTTAGGCAGTGTTAATATGAGC